AATGATACAAAAGAAAATATGTATTCTATGTTTATAGGTTATATGTATGACACATTAAAAGAGATTAGAGAAGATGAAAAGTTAAGTAGTGAGCAAAAAGCTAGTTTGATTGTAAGCCTAGGTGATAGTTTTTCTAAAATGAGAAAGGTAGCTTCAAGTGAAGATCCTGAAGCTTATAAATTAGGAATTATAAAACATACAATTAAAACAACTCTAGAAGCATTAAGAGATGAAATTCCAAAAGAATGTATGGAACAAATAATCACAATTATATACCAAATACAAGATGAGCTTAGGGATATAAATGTTTAATAAAAATGAACTACTAGATTTTTTAAATGATACTAATAGTGTTGCAATTATTAATGGAGCAACTAAAGCTCAAGCTAAAAAGATCACTAAAAAAGCTTTTGGAACTTGGTTAGATGATTTTACATCTTCTTTAAAAGAACAAATTAAAGCTAGTGACATTTTAGATCCAAATAAAAAAGATTATAGAGTTCAAAAACAAAGAAAAAATTTTGACTTTTTTAGAAGAACATATTTCCCTCACTATTACACCCTACCAGGAAAGAGTGGATTACAAGAAGATCTTGAACTTACTTACTACAAGATAGTTGATACAAATAAACAATTTGGATTAAACTTTGCAAAAGCAGCTCCAAGAGGTAATGGTAAATCAACTGATGCATCCTTAGTATTTCCGATATGGTGTGTAGTAAACCATTTTAAAAACTTTACAACAATCTTTAGTGATGCTATTGAATTAACTGAAACATTAATTGAAGCTATTAAAGCAGAACTAGAAGAAAATCCACGATTATTAGCTGATTTTCCTGAAGCAATGGGTATTGGTAAAACTTGGAAAATTGGGGAGATTGTTACAAAAAACAATATTAAAATTAAAGGGTATGGTAGTGGTAAAAGAGTAAGAGGTGTGAAGCATGGAATTTATAGACCTGATCTTACTATCATTGATGATTTAGAAAATGATACAAATGTTAAAAGTAGAAAACAAAGAGATAAGCTAGAAGATTGGTTAGATGAAGCTGTTGATAACTTAGGAAGTGTTGATGGTTCTATGGATATTTTATACATAGGAACGATTCTTCATAGAGATAGTGTCTTAGCTCGTAAACTCAAATTAAAGTTTTGGCATCCAGTAATCTTTAGATCACTTATCTCATATCCTACTAATATGGAATTATGGGAAGAGTATGGAGAGTTATATAAATATGAATCAATAGAAGCTGCACATAACTTTTATTTAGAAAATAAAGCACTCATGGATCTAGGAGCTGTAAGATTATGGGATGCAATTAGTTTAGAATTTATTATGCAAAAAAGAGCAAAGAATAATAAAGCATTCCAAAAAGAGTTACAAAATAATCCTAATAGTGAAAACCAAAAATTTAACTCAAGTACCTTTGAAGTTATCACACCAACTCAAATGCCTAAACTTGATAGAGTATTTTTATATGTAGATGCAAAAGGTGATAGTGTTGTTGGTGATTATTGTGGATTTATAGCAGCTGGTATATGTAATTCAGATATGAAAATGTATGTATTTTATTCTAAACAAAAAAGGATCAAAGGGAAACCTGTTGTTACTGAAACAATAGAACTCCTTAAAAAGATGAAAGTAAATCTTTTAAGTGGTGATAAAAATGGTGGATTTTATATGCTTAGGGATTGGATAAAAGATGAAGCTTGGAGACAAGGTATTCCAATGCCATCAACAAAGTTTATACACCATACCCAAAATAAAGAAGATCGTATGGGAGAACTAGAGTTCCCAATAGATGAGAAAGATATTATTTTTGTTGGACGTCATACAGAATTATTTGCACAGATGGATGATTTTCCTGAAGCTGATCATGATGATTTACATGATCCATTAAGTGCAATCTATCAACTTAGTAAATTACGAAGATTAAAAAAGAGTGCAAATTCTAGTGGTAGAAGAACAAACACAAGACACCAAAGACCAACACGACCAAAAAGAAGAGGACGATAAATGTTTAATTATAAAAAATATATACCTAAGAGATTTAAAGCAAAAGGCTCTTTAATTCAAAATAATAAAGCTATCAAAAGAGAAAATCTAAAACTTACTTCAAAACACAAAGATATATTAAAATCACTATTTGAACTTCCTGTATCAGGTGACTGGTTAAGTGATGAAGAGATAAATAAAATAGAAAGAGATAGTACAGTAACAGCTGCCAAAGGAAGTAGAAAAGCAGCTATCTTAAAAAAAGAGATAGTTATTACTTGTAAAGATGAAACTACTAAGAAAAGATTAGAAGGTATCTTCGATTTTGACACCTTAGATTCTATATTAGATATCCCATATCAAGGGTTTGGAGTGTTTGAAATAAACTGGTCTTTACAAGATGGAGAATGGATTATGTATCCATATTTACAAGAGAGACCTTATAAAGATTTCATGTTAAATAATGGAGTTTTACAATATGCACAAAATGGAATCCCTGAAGATATTATAGAACATAAAGCTATTCATGCTGTATATAAATCTAAACCTTTAAAACCATATGGACAACCTTTGTATACTCCTTTATTTTGGTTAATAGAGTTTAAAAATGCATCATTAGAGTTTTGGGTTGAACTACTGGAGAGATTTGGTACACCTTGGGTAATTGGTAAAACAGATGGATCAAAAGAAGAGTTTGCAGATGAGATTTATAATATGCTTGGTGGAGATGGAGCAGTACTTGATACAGAAGATAATTTAGAAATAGTTACAGCAAAAGATCAAGGGAATTTTAAAGAGATTATTGAATACATTGATAATCAAATAAGAGAAGTGATCCTTGGCGGTAATCTTACAGGACAAGTAACAGGTGGAAGTTTAGCAGCTGCTTCAGTACACAATGATATTAGAACGGATTTAGCTCAAGCTGATGAGAATATTTTAAATAAAATGATTATAGGTATTATTGATTCTTTTAAAACACTCAATAATATTACAGATGAGATAACTGGTATTTTAAAAGATAAAGATGATCTAAATATAGAGTTAGCAAATAGAGATAAAGTGATATCAGAGATGGGATATAAACCTACTCAAGAATATATAGAAACAACATATAATATAAAAGTTGAGAAGATTGAAGAGCCTAAACAAATTATTACAAATAGTAAGTTATATCAGTTCTCAAAAGATATACCTCAAGATGAATTGGAACTACAATCAAATAATGTTGATACTAAAAAATCACTCACATTTCAAACACAAATTTTAGAGATTATTGAAAATAGTAAATCATATGAAGATATGCAAGACAAACTTGAAACAATATACCCAAATACTAGTATTAAAGATTTACAAGAGATACTGTTTAATAATATTGCAAATAGTGAGATATTAGGTCGAGCTGAAATAGAAAATGAAAACGGCAATGATTGATTTTAACTTTAATCTAGCTCCAAAAGAAGCAATTAAATATCTTCAAAATAAAGGACTTGAACTTAGTTTTGATTATGATGAATTAATAGCTCAAGCTCATAAAAAATCTTTTACAGTTGCTAAAGTCACTAGAGAAGATTTACTTGAGGATATTTACACAAATATAAATGCAGCACTAAAAGATGGTAGATCATTTGAAGATTTTAAAAAAGAGTTAGTTCCAACACTTAAAAAGAAAGGTTGGTGGGGAGAGCAAGAGATAGTCAATCCTAAAACTGGTGAAGTAAAAACTATAAACATAGGATCAAGAAGATTAAGAACTATCTATAAAACCAATATGAGAGTAGCTTATCAAGTAGGAAGATATAAACAAAAGAAAGCACTTCCAACAAGTGTATACTGGAGATATAAATCTGCTCTATTAGAAAATAGTAGAGAAAAACACGCAAGTATGCACAGCATAATATTGCATAGAGATGATCCTTGGTGGAATACAAACTATCCTCCAAATGGTTGGGGATGTCATTGTAAAGTTACAGCTCACAGTCTAAAAGAGATTACTAAAAAAGGTTGGAAGATTGAAGATGATAAGTTACCAACTATTGCTTCAAAAGACTGGAGTCACGAGATAGTATAAAGGAGTTACAATGGAAGTAAATATATCTGTACAGGGATTAGATCAAACTCAAGAAGTACTACAAACATTAAAAGACAAAATTCAAAACACAGCTCCACTTATGGCAGAGCTATCAAATCATTTATATAATATTGTAGAGGAAAGTTTTGAGAGTCAAAGCTCACCAGATGGTAAAAAATGGAGTCCTATCAAACAAACAGGACGAATCAAAAAAGGTGGTTCTCAAAAGATACTCTTTAAAAGTGGAGATATGCAAGATTCACTAGGAAAAGACTCTTCAAATGATACAGCAGAAATAGGACTAAACGCTACATCAAATGGATATCCATATGCGTTAGTTCATCAGTTTGGAACTTTAGATGGAAAGATTGAAGCACGATCTTTTATGCCTATTAAAAATGATGGTAGTTTATATGATGGTGTTGAAGATGAGTTGATTGAGATTGTTGAGGAGTATATTGATTTATAAATTTTGGTATAATAATCAAAAATTTCAGGACTTTATAAATGAGCGTCAAAAATGACAAAGATGAGAACAGTTTAGATTTTATCAAAGAATATAAAACAGGTGCTATAACAATAGTTACTTTTGTAATTTTTGTATATTTACTCACTTTACCAAATCTTGAAAAATCATTTACAACAATAGGAGATATGGGAGCTTTAGGAGATTTTTTTGGAGGAATATTAAATCCAACTTTTTCTTTAATAGCACTTTTTGCACTTTTAGCAACT